CAGCCCAAGGATAGGTAAAAGGCTTATAACTTTTGTTCTGTTCCAGCAAGCTCATATGATATGTTCTCCAGTTCAGCTTGATTTTGATATATGACATTCATTAAATTGTTGTTATGATATATTAGCCTATCTACTTCATCTTGTAAAGCTTTAAAGTGATCATAGCAGTCATTCATTAAACGTCTGTTAAAAGGATCGGAGTCCTTGATCAACTCCAATCTCTTAATTAGATTTTCCGTCTGATTTTTCAAGAACTTTAATCTCCAGTTCCAACCCGATGATCTTCGCATGTAACTTGCGAGCCTTCTCCCATTTCTTGTTGCACTGAGCTTTTAGCAATTTCAACCACATCTTCTTTAGTTTCGTTCCTAAGCCCATAACCTTCCTCCTTATTAATAGCCATCTCTAACAACCGTGTCAACCCAATTTCAACCAAGAATCTGGTAGCTTCACGATCTGTCTCGACCTCTAAGTTGGCAGAGCCATCTTCATTCTCTTCCAATCGTTTCACTTGAATCATACCATACGTTTCACTCATTGCAATTCTCCTTTGCATAGGAATACTATGCAATTTACTCAGTATATTGAGTGGATAATATATTATCCCTGACAACTCACACAGACTTCATCATCTTCAAAGTCCTTCAGGGCGTTGCGGTCTACCTTAGTTCCAACCTTCTCCGCTGTAACACCAGCAGTCGTGCGTAGATAATATAATCCTTTAAGCCCTTCCTTCCACGCCTTGAGGTGTACCTGATTGACAATAGCCTTGTCAGTACCCGATGGGAAGAACACGTTAACACTCTGTCCCTGACATATAAACTCTTGTCTTTTGGCGGAGTGTTCGACGACCCACCCCTGATCGAGTTCAAATGCTGTCTTAAATGTAGCCTTCTCGCTGTCGGATAGGAACTCCAAGTGCTGTACAGAGCCTTCATTCTCAAGAATACTTTGCCATACCTTTTTAGTGTTCTGCCCTTTGTCATCTAAAAGTTCCTCCAAGTACGGATTGCGAACAGTATGACTCCCGGCACGAGTACGATGCACAAAGCAGTTGCTAATACGTGGTTCAATGCTAGCAGAGCACCCACATAGGATGCTAGAATTAGCGTTAGGAGCAACAGCCAACAGATGCATATTTCTAACACCATAACCCACTCCATCAGGACATTCATCACGTTCCACAGCGAGCGTGTATGTTGCCTCGACAGCTTGGGTTTTGATGTCTTTGAACAGTCTGTGGTTTTCACTTGCGGCCTGCCATGACTCCCATGCTATGCCTTTGCTTTGGAGGTAGCCGTGGAAGCCCATTGCTCCGAGACCGACTGAGCGTTCTCGATAAGCTGAGTAGACAGCTTTTCCAAGTTCTTCTGGTGCGTTGTCAATAAAGTATTGAAGCACGTTGTCCAAGAATCGGATAAGGTCTCCAACCATGCCGCTTGATTTCCAGTCGTCGTATCTTTCGAGGTTGACTGAGCTGAGGCAACAGACTGCTGTGCGTTCTTCACTTGTTGCGAGATGGATTTCGTTGCAGAGGTTACTGCCATTAATTGACAATCCAAGTTTTCTTTGAGCTTCTGGTAAGCCTCGTCTGGCTGTGTCGATAAAGTTAAGGTAAGGACTGCCAGTTCTGAACCGAGCTTCAAGTATTCGTTGCCAAAGTTTACGAGCTTGGACTGTATCTCTAACAATTCCTGAGTCTGGGTCGATAAGGTTCCATTCTGTATCATTGATTACACTCTCCATAAATTTATCAGTCACGTTGACTGCGTTAAACAAATTAAAACATTTCCGATTGATGTCTCCACCGGTCGGGACTTTAAAATTAATAAACTCTTCAATGTCTGGATGACTGACATCCAAGTAAGCGGCATAGCTACCCTTTCTTGTCTTCCCTTGTTTGTAGGCTGTCATCTGACTGTCTACCACTTTCATGAATGGTATTGGCCCCGGTGCTACGTCTGATACGCCTCGCACGTCTGACCAGTGTCCTCCCACGCCACCGCCTTTGACGGAAAGCCACGCTACCTCACCATTATGCCCAATAAGGCTACTAAGATTGTCGCCCACGTAAGTAAGGAAACAACTAATAGGCAAGCCCCGATTGTTTCTGCCATGTTCAGGTGCGTTCGATAGCACAGGTGACGCAAACATAAACCAACCTTTCGAAGCATAGTCATAAATCCGTTGAGCAAGATCGAGGTCACCGTAGCAATAAGCCACCGAAGCACGTGCAAAGGCTTGTTGAGGACTGGTTTCATGCTCAAGCATGTAGTAGTCATGCATGAGTTTAATTGCTTGATCACTGAGTCTAAAGTCTCTTTCATAATCAATCGTTATCCCAAGGTAGTGTGTCATCGAATTGGCTCTCCAGAGTTTCGTATTGTTCTTCAATTAAATCACCGCATCTGTTAACGATTTGATCTGAAGTTAATTCTAGCAGTTCGATCAATGTGACTTCATCCAACTGCGTTAATTTTTCTTTCAATTCTTCAACGGTTAGCATAAGCGGAACCATCCATTTTAGTACAACTCAATCAATTTGTCAAGATAATGTCGAGCTTTTTCAAGATCAGTCTTACCACCTTTGTCATCACATCTTGCTACATACTTGATAATGTTGCCTTGAAGATATCCTAAGAATTTTTCTTCTGACATCCACGCTTCCATCGCATCCCAAGGTTGTATCGACTTGCTTGTGTAATGTTCGCCAGCAACCTGATGATCCCTTGCAAGAATACAATCAAACTCTTCAGCCATTTCATTTAAATCAATCATTTCTTCACCAGTTCCATAAAATGTTCTAAGTCTACAACAGCCAAAGGCTTTGATCTATCCTGTTTGATAATAACAAGCGGTTCAAAGTCATTGTGTCCAGTTGCTTGGACATAGTAATTGTAGACAGCAATCTTTGCAAGATTCTTACACTCTACTGTGTATGGAAATAACTTTCTTGCCGCTGGAGACAACTGCACATCTTCACCGCCTGCACCCATTGACGTGCTACGGACATCATCAGGCTCTAATTTAGGAAACGCAGACAATATCGAATCACGCACAAGTTGTTGTAGTCTTCTACCTTTCGCTTTCGCAGATTGAGGACTTATACCTGTTGTAGCCTTTTTTGTGCTCTTTCTTCCGGTCTTTGTAGACCTTAGCTTGGTTGAACTTCGCATGATGTTTATGTACAAAGTTCCTTTGGTGGGGTAAACGTGTCTTCATGATTTCTTAACATGTACAACAAATGTCCATTCTCCATTGCTCTATCAGAACCAAGAAGCTCAACACACACATCCCACATTTCGTTCTCTGTCTTGTCTTGTAATAGCTTCTCAGCTTTTTTATCACCGATTCCACGTACACCAACGATGTTATCAACTCGATCCCCTGTTAGCATTTGTTTATAAAATTTAAACAAGCCTTCAGCAGGATCAATATGATACATCTCTTTCTTAACAAAATTATAATGCCAGCCGGGGACTTGATCGAGATCTTTATCAAGACTCACGATCACGCTAGAATCTCCTAGCTCAGTCGCCCGGATAGCTAGCATATCATCTGCTTCGATACCGTCTGATACTGTGGCCGCCCATGCATCAACTAAGTATTCCCGGAGCAAATGGTAATGCACTGGTTTATCCGACTTACGATTGCCCTTGTATGGTGCAGTAACAGCGACCTCATTTCGGAAGTTAAGTTTACCGGTCAAATGAAGTTCCCATGTCTGAACTTTCGGAAGATCAATCAGTAGCAAATCCTCTAAAAAGTGTGCCATCGTAGTGATGGCAACACCTTCAGGCTCATTGTTACAGGCAAAACCAATCCGATAATTCAGGATATCTGCATCAATCAGAGCATGTTGCATTATAAGATCTCGTCGTCGTCCATTGCAACAGCTTCAGTCGAGCTATCACCTTCATAAGAAACCAGCTCAGTGACTACGAGCTTCTTCAATGAAGGGCTACGTCCTGATTTGTTTTTCCAATTCCAGTCATAGAACGAAACCAAAGCAATTGCCTGTGAACCGTTACCGATCCCAATACCTTCTAGCTCTTCGCCGTTGCTATCGTATGCACGGATTGGGTTGTTGGATTTACAAGTGATGTAATATCCTTTACCATCCTTTTGATTGGCTGTCAGCCCCATTGACTCCAAGGCAGAAACAGCACCATCGGAAAGATTGCACAGGTCAACCTGATACTTCTGAGACATCTCGTTCTTACGATCAAGATATGCCCACATCACGTCAGCCTTAATTTTTACACGTTGAGTGTCATTCATAGTCATTCTCCTTACTTGGTGACTAAAGTAATATTATACCACACTATTAATGTGTGTCAAACCAATTATTACCGATTTTTGATTCGGCATCTACTGGGCATCGAAAGCCCAAGGTAATCCCGGCTTGTGAGGCCGCATCGCACATGATTTGTGCAACGTCTTCACCATATCTCTCCGCTGTTTCAATTTGGATTTCGTCATGGACGAACGCAACCTGTTGTACAGGTATCTGTCGTCTCTTGAACGTCTTGTGTGCTTCGATAGCCCACTGTTTAGCAATAATAGCGCCACATCCTTGCAGTAAGCTATTGAGTGCCGCATGGTCAGATCTAACCAGTATTCTTCGACCATCCAAGCCCGGTACATACCCTTTACTCGCCACTTTCTGCACTTTTTCCATAAGCTGTCGTAACTTAGGGGTGTTAGAATAAAAGCGATGCAATACTTCGTTCCCTTCTTTCGCACCTCCGCCAACGATACCACCAACTTTTGCGGGGCCAGCGCCGTAGAGAGTGGCGTAGATAAGGGTTTTTGCTTGCGGCCTAGTGATACCTGCGGCATCAGCGTTTTTCTGATGGATATCGCCATTGAGTAATTCCTCTGTCCATTCATCATCCTGCATGTAATGTGCAAGACATCTTAATTCAATACCTGCAAGATCTGTGCCAACTAATACATTACCTTTATCGACAGTAAATAATTTACGGCATTCAGTACCGTATGGACTGTTAACGCTTGGTACTTGTCCCAGATTGGGATTACGATGCGTCATACGCCCGGTAACAGCCCCATTGGTAATAATACCTCCATGTACACGATTGTCAGTTTTATCGACATGTTTGAGCCATGATTCGATCAGACCAACACGTTTTTGAAGCATCAGATACTCAGCAATGAGCTGTGCTTCAGGTATATCGATTCCCTTCAATGTACCTTCATCCACAATAGCTTGGCCCTTTTCTGTATGCTTTGTTGGCTTCCATCCCAACGTCATCAGCCTCTCACTGATTTGTTTCCGTGACGCAAGATTAAATATTGTGACTTTATCTTTCAGTCTTTTACCAGTCTTCTCAGACCAACGCTCTTCTACTATCGGTGGAAAAACTGCTTGCACCTCATCTTCAATAATGCCCATTCGATCTGACAGTTCAGCACGAAGAGTTTCTGCTGAATCAACATCCAGTTTAAAACCGTTGTCTTCTTGTCGCCTGCAGATAACTGCGATGTCGTGCTCCAATAATATACTTTGCGAGGCATCACGCCATTCCTTAAAGCCTTGCATAAGATGCTTGTATAGTTTACAAGTGAGTTTAACATCTTGGATACAATACTCTTGCATCTCATCGGTAAGTCCTCCATCAAAATCTTCAAAAGCAAACTCAATCTTCTGATCGCCAAGCCGTTGACCCCATGCCCTCAAACTGTGGCCGCCTTCTACTTGTGGATTCAAAAGCCTTGAAAGAATCAATGTGTCTACCGCTTTCGATTTCGGTATCCCAATGTTCCAAACTTTCCGCAACACCGGCGCATCGAAACCAATTAAGTTGTGACCGATGATTTGATCGTATGCCTTTACCAGTGGCGCTAGTGTTAATGGATCTGTATGACATGTAACGTCTCCCGTCTCAACATCCTGTGTCACACACAGCCAAATCAAGCTGTGGTTGCTGTTCGTCTCGATATCCAGTATCAGTTTTTTCATTGCGATGCTCTGTAAACCTTAATTCTCTGGTGATTGGGTTAAACTGTAATATTACCACACCTATTTCTTTTTGCAAAGCAGTTCTGGAACTACATGCAGTGACTGAATCAGGGTATCTCAAGTCTGCGTACATGGTCTTGACATCAATTAACAATGTCTTTCCGTCTTTGTATGCCACTATATCAATTGGGCCTGTACAGCCACAATTTCTAAAGACTTCGTACCCGTTATCCCACAGATAGGTAATTGCATAATGCTCTGCAAGATCACCGATACGGTTTGAATCAGTGATCATAATGCTTCCTCATCAATTTCTGTCATGCGACCGGTATCGAGATGATACAGAAGAGCACAGGCTTTACCGGTGGTGCCAGAGAAACGGTTCTTTAACACCCTGACGTAGGTTGTATTACGCTTAATCTTATCCTCCGCCTGACCATCACGTTCCAGTCCGATCACCATATCAGATAGCTGTGCAATTGACCCGGAGCCTCGTAGCTGTGCAAGCGAAGTCGCCGCACCCTCTTCATGGCCTTTACTATCAGGACGTTTCAGGTGTGAGACGCAGACAAGACTGATACCGGTCTCCTGCACCAACATACGAAGCTTGGTCATTATTTCATCAATCGCTTTTCGCTCATCACCATTAGACTG